GACTACGCAAGTGAGATCTCCCCATATTTGTATGCGGTTGATAATAGTAATGGCAATGGATTGAACCGTGTACTTGAACTTCTTAAGATACCAGGTGGGGCTGAAAAGCTCCTAACGTATTGTGCTCTTGATACGATATATGAATATCGTTTAGCAATGTTACAACAGAGTCAAATCTTATTACCATTTTAAAACAAAAAGACATGAAAGAAATAATCATTCTTAGTGTAATGATTATCATTACCATATGGCTACTGGTAAAAGTTGGCAAAAGAAATGCCAAGGAGGACAACGCAAAAATCTACGGTACCCCTATCTACTCTGATTTGTGCAATTTAGAATACTTTGTTCGTAATTGTACAATGACTGATAAAAACAAAGAAGTCATTAAAAAGAAATTGCAATACTACCGAGCAAGAGATGAAATGGAAGATGTTGTATTCAATTGCAAGGTAGGAGAAATAGCAAAAATATTTGAAAAAAGACAACAGGATGGAAGTCAGCGTACATAGTGAAGAAGCCTACCGTTTACTGCACGATGGGATATTAGCCATTGCCCGAGCCGAACAGCAAGGCTTTCGTGTTGATTTAGAATATCTTGAACAACGTAAAGCCAACCTAACCTCTAAAATAAACAGACTTGAGCGGAAGTTTAAAGACTCAGACTTTTATCGGCATTGGGAACATTCGCGTGGTGGTCGTGTAAACATTAACTCAAACGCACAGCTTGCCCACTTCCTATACAAGACAAAGAAATTCGAAGTTGAAAAAGAAACAGAGTCTGGGCAGGGGTCTACTGATGAGGAAACGTTACGGCAGTTAAATATACCTGAGTTAGATATACTGTTAGACATGCGTAAGTTGAAAAAGGTACGGGACACATATCTCGAAGCCTTTTCAAGAGAACAAGTGAAAGGATACATCCATCCATTCTTTAACTTACATTTGGTAAAGACGTTTCGCTCAAGCTCTGACCATCCTAACTTCCAAAACATACCGAAACGGGATGAGGAATCTATGCAAATTGTTCGCAAAGCATTGTTCCCCCGTCCAGGGCATCAATTAATAGAAGTAGACTACTCTGGGCTTGAAGTGCGAATTGCGGCATGTTATCATAGGGATTCTACCATGTTAAAATATATAGAAGATCCTACGTCAGACATGCATGCTGATATGGCAAAACAAATTTTTATACTTGATACGTTTGATAAATCTATTCCAGCTCACAAAGTATTAAGACAAGCGGCAAAGAATGGTTTTGTCTTCCCAGAGTTCTACGGAGATTACTACAAGAATTGTGCCACGTACATGGCATGCAATTGGGGCAAATTGCCACCTGGTAAATGGAAGAAAGAACAAGGTATTGAAATAGGAAGTTTCGTTCCCTTGTTCTTATCTGATCACTTCATCGAGCATGGGATTAAATCACTTGATCACTTCATCGAGCATGTGAAAAAGATAGAGGCTGATTTCTGGGGTGTACGTTTCGCTGACTATGCCGCATGGAAAGACCGCTGGTGGAAGACATATCAAAAATACGGATATATTGACATGTTTACAGGCTTTCGATGTCACGGTGTTATGGGCCGAAACGACTGTATCAACTATCCTGTCCAAGGTGCCGCCTTCCATTGCCTGTTGTGGGCATTTACAGAAATTGATAGGATATCTCGAGAAGAGAACTGGGAGACACGATTGGTGGGCCAGATACACGATAGTATGATTCTTGACGTACACCCCGATGAGTTGGAACATGTCGTAGAAGTTGTGCATCGTGTCACATGTGTGGATCTACCTAAACATTGGCCTTGGATAATTGTTCCACTTGAAGTAGAAGTAGAACTCTGCCCCGTTGACGGTAGTTGGGCGGAAAAGAGTGAATATAAAATCAAATGAATTTTCGTATAATATGTTTTAAACCCTAATAGAATGAGCCTTTACCTTAAATACAGACCAACCGACCTGACCCAGATGAGAGGCAATGCCGAAGTAATTGCTTCGCTTGAAGGAATGCTGGGCAATACTGACTCCTGCCCACATTCCTTCTTATTACATGGTCCAACAGGTTGTGGAAAGACAACCATCGCACGAATCATTGCCAGTAAGTTAAACTCCAGCGGATCCGATTTAAAAGAAGTTGACTCGGCAGACTTCCGCGGTATTGATACTGTACGAGAGATCCGCCGAACGAGCGAATACATGGCCATGGAATCAGACTGCCGCGTATGGATAATTGATGAGTGTCACAAGATGACAAACGATGCACAGAATGCATTATTGAAAATACTTGAGGATACACCATCACATGTCTATTTCATACTCTGTACAACTGATCCGCAGAAACTCCTACCAACCATAAAAGGACGATGTGTCCAACTACAGGTAAAGGTTTTGGATGAGGCACAGATGTTCAAATTATTGCGCCGTGTAGTCGCGAAGGAGGGAGCACAACTCTCAAAGGAGGTGTACGACGTTATTACACGTGATAGTCTCGGACACCCGCGGAATGCCCTGCAAATTCTCGAACGTGTGCTTAGTGTTCCCGAGGATAAACGGATAGAGGTGGCACAACAGAGCGCCGCGGAACAATCACAGTCAATTGAGCTCTGCCGAGCCTTGTTAAATAAGAAACCATGGGGGGAAGTTAACAAGATACTGGTTGGCTTAAAGGATCAAGAGGCAGAGAGTATTCGTCGTGTCGTTCTTGGGTACTGCCAATCCGTTTTGTTAAAGTCAGACATGGTACGGGCAGGACGAGTTTTGGAAGAATTCTTAACACCGTTTTACGACAGTGGTTTTCCACAACTTGTTTACGCTTGTTACGCAGTAACTAAAAATTGATAAATATGGAAACACAAAAAGCACCCCCAAAGAACAGATGTCCCTATGGACACACTTTTGGAAAAGATTGGGACCGTAAAGATGATTGTGAAGACTGTAATGTTTTTGAAGAATGTGAAGACGTCAAACACCCCCCATCTAAACCAATTAAACCGATTACGATGTCTAACAAGAATGACAATATGAAAAAAGAAACAACCACAAAACAAATAGATATGGAAGAAATCTTTAAAGAGTTAAGAGCTTTATTTGCTTGTGATGCTTTAATCATAACTGGCTCACAGGCTTTGAAAAAGTACGGATTAGCAACCAAGGCTGAAGACCTTGACATTATCCTAATCAATCCTACGGCAGATACCATAAAAATATTGAAGAATTTACAGGCAGAGTTTCCTGCTGCTACCAAAGTCCAATTTGATTCGGAAACGTATGAAAATCATTCTCTACTGGCTATCTTCAAATGGAAGGGGATGAAAGTTGATGTATTTGGATCAGACGGGGAGCCCTATCTCACAATTGACGGGTTTAACTACGCTACAATTGGTAACATTATCAACGCCAAATTAGAGGCGGGTAGACTGAAAGATTGGTTACAACTGAGAAAGATTGCAGCCAAGATATGGACAAGAGAAGGAATGGCAAAATGGTTGGATGATCAAGAAAAGAAAGTATGAACTACGAAGATGACATTAGAATTGACGATACTGCTCTCGATGTAGAGTGGTTGGAGCAGGCAAGTTTAGCCCTGCGATATGGACGCCATTGGGCTATCCGTAAAAGGGCGTTCATACGGGCTGAAGAGAAGGTTAAAGTTGTCCGAGCCGAGTTGATAGCGGAAGCTAACGCAGACCCTGTCAAGTGTTGTAAGAAAGACAAACCCAATGTGGCTGATATTGAAGCCTACTACCGTAATCACAAACGGCACAAAGAAGCCAAAGAGGAATGGGTGACAGCCCAATTCGAACTTGACATGGCCGAAGTGGCAAAGAACGAATTTAGCTTTACCAGAAAAGCGGCCCTGGAAAACTTGGTACGATTACATGGGCAGCAGTACTTTGCCGGACCATCTGTACCAAGAGACTTGGCTGAGCAAAGAGCCAGTCGCGAAAGAGCCGTAAGTGGTGAGATCGGCAAAGGCCTGTCACGAAAGAAATAAGCTATGTGGGAAGCGATTCTATATGGAGCTCTTGGCGTATTGGCTGTCTACATCTTTGCAAGGATAGGGATGAAAGGGATACTCCATGAGATTGATGATTACCTTTATAAGAAGTATAAACAAAAAATGAAACGTAAACAAAATGGCACAGAAGAAGAGAAAAACTAATTTCGCGGAAGCTATCGATGATGCTATCCAAAAAAGTGAAAGATCAGGAGCCACATACGGGTACCTCCAGTTACCAAAAGGTATCAGTGTGTATTCCCCTGATGCGAAAGGATGTAAGATCACCCTTGACATTATTCCGTACGAAGTAACATCGGACAATCACCCGGAAGGGGCTGCCAAAGGTGACCTGTGGTGGAGACTCCCCTATTTCGTACACAGAAACATTGGTGCCTCCAATGATTCTGTCGTTTGCCCAACCTCTATCAAGCAGAGGTGTCCTATATGTGAGCACCGTGCCAAAAGGATTAAGGCACAGGCACCGCAGGAAGAGACAAGAGCTCTTAAGCCTTCTGAAAGGAACCTGTTCGTTGTTGTTCCACTTGACGACAGAAAACTGAAGGATCAAATTTGCATCTTTGATATCAGCAAATACCTGTTCACGGAATTACTTCTTAAGGAAGCAAAAGAAAACCCGGAGTATAAAAAGTTCGCTGACTTGGAAGAAGGGTACAGTATCAAGATCCGTTTTGAAAGTCAGACAATCGGTAATAGCCAACCGTTTGCTGAAGCTTCCAGGATTGACTTCATTGAAAGAGATCAACAATATGATGAGGCTATTCTTGATGATGCCCCGGCACTTGATGAGATGCTTATTGTACTTTCGTATGAGGAACTTGAAGCCAAGTTCTGGGAAATGGAACATGAGGAGGATGCTGGTACATTAAGCACTGCCAAACGTAAAACCAAACCGGCCGAGGAAGAGGAGGAAGAGGAGGAAGAAAAGGCCCCCGCCAAGAAAACGGTTGAACGTGGCACAGGTGTAAAGCGTAAACCGGTAAAGGAAGAGGAGCCTGAAGAGGAAGAGGAAGAGGAGGAAGCCCCTAAGAAAACCTTATCACGTAAACCCGCCGGGAAGCCTACCAGGAAGGAAGAACCTGAAGAGGAAGAAAAGGCCCCCGCCAAGAAAACAACTGCCGGCAAGAGTGAGTGCCCGCACGGTTATAAATTCGGCGTTGACTTTGAAAAGTACGACGAATGTGAAACCTGCAAAAAGTACGATGCTTGTGCCGACGAAAACGACGGATAGATATGCCAATCTTAACGGTAAAAAGTAAACGTGATGCTTATAAACTCGTGGGGGTCCAAGTACCCCCTCGGGTTCATAATTATTTAACTCTCTATACACTTGCAAGAGGTATAACCAAAGCTGAACTCCTTTCAGCACTTATTGAGGGTTGGATGGAAGGTTATAAGGCAAATATGTCAGAGAAGGAACTGATAAAAGAACTCTCCAAACGAATTGACATCGAGTGGAAAGAGTTGAAACAAAAGAAACCAAGAGCCAACTTTGATGAGTTTAAATCAAGGTTGAAATATGAACTTACGAAAAAGGGTTTAGAAGAACAACAAATAGCTGAAATACTCATTAAATTGATTAAGTGATGGAACGAACGAAAAGACCAACTGGCCCAATTAGTCGTCAGCTCAAAACCAAGGTAGAAGAAGGGAAGGAAGAAAAGTTTATGGAGTATGACGGTAACTTCTACAATACCGTTGGTACAGGGTCAACATTACTTGACTTGACAATATCAGGCGGCAGGGTGCGTGAAGGTGGTTTGCCAGCGGGAATTCTGGTAGAGATATTTGGTCCGAGTGGCTCAGGTAAAACTGTACTGCTCAGTTCAATTGCCGGGTGCATACAAGAGAAGGGGGGCC